AGGGTTTGGGAAGTTACAAGTAGTCCTTCTCTTTTGGCACTGGCTAACGGAACCTATCCTATGTCGGGAATGAATGGAGAAATACAGGATGGGGATGTGGATGGGAACGAACAGATCTCTTTTATTACCATGCGTGGGGGTTCAGGTGGTAGTGGTGGAGGAGGATCGTCAGTCTCCACGCAGCTCGTTCCGATATTCTTTTTCTGTACTGACGACAATGATGATGGTTATGTTGGGCCGCCTTGGACAATGTAACGAGTAGCTTAGTAATATTTATCACTTAACCTGGAGAAAAAAATGGCTGCAAATAAAACTATTCGTATCGGTCCGTTGGCCTTGACGACTACGCTAACAAGTGATCTGTTGAATCCTCCGACGTTGACGGGGGGTGTGATGCCCTCCGGTGGTTCGAGTAATACGAAGACTTATCTTATCCTCCGCCATATCAGGATCAGTAACAAGACTGCTTCGGCAGCAACCTTCTCGCTCTGGCTCGGGGCGACCGGAGGTAATGTGGCAGGAACTGAAGTTGTAGGAACAGGGCAGAGTGTAGCGGCAAATAGCTATATTGACTGGTACGGAATGCTCAGGCTCGATACGACAGACTTTCTGGTGGGGGGTGCGGGTACTACTACGGCGCTGACTCTTGAGGCTGAAGGTGAGATTGGGGTGGCTTAATTATGACTGATGGTGAGTACAATCAACTGCATAGTCTTCTTTTGGAGCTCAGGGCAATAGTTCATGACCATATTGAACAGGAAGAAAAGCTTCGCCCGCGACTCGAAGAACTATTTCAGATAATGGAAAGATCCCACGGAGTTATCCTATTCCTGAAATTTCTCGCTTATGTTGGAGCTCCCGTAGGGGCCCTTATAATTTGGGCGAAGGACCATATTAAATAATAGGAGGTAACATGGCAGATATTAACTGGAAGAACATCATCGGAGTGATTGCTCCGACCGTAGCTACAGCGTTAGGAGGTCCCTTCGCAGGGCTTGCTGTGGAGGCACTCGGCGCAGCCTTTGGAATGGGAGGGGCGACGGAGCAGGAGATCAAGAGCAAGGTGGAAAGCGGGAGGTTATCCGGCGACCAGATTGTTCAGATCAGGATGGCGGAAGAAGCTCTCAAAACCCGAATGAAAGAACTTGACATACAGGAGCAACAATTATATGCCGGCGACCGTGATTCAGCTAGACGACGTGAGGAAGTTGTCCAAGATAAAACAAACAGGAACCTCGGATACCTTGTTGTTGGAGCTTTTATTACTCTGGTCTGTGTAACTCTCCTTGGTTACGCTAAGGTCGAGTCTGTCCTTGCTGGAACTCTTGTCGGCTACCTCAGCGCGAAATGTGAGCAGGTCCTAGCGTATTACTTTGGATCTACGAAGAGTGGTGAGAGGAAGACGGAGTTGCTTGCGAACAGTGTTCCGATTGAAGGGAGTACAAAATGATTCAAGATAGTGGGGATAGGTATGTTCCGTTCAATCCGGATGTGCTGAACCGGATGACGTGGGAGCAGATGATTGAAGAGTCTGGCCGGATGGAGGAACAGGATAATCTGTGGAAACAGGCGAATGCGCAGAATGTGATGCAACTTGCGGGGCTGTTTGGAGGGTCAGACGTGCTTGGACCGAAGGGACACAAGGCGTATCAGGATGCGACTGGTGGAAGTTTGTTTGGAGATGGAACGAAAGCTTCCCCGGAAAAAGAATCGGCCGCCCCGAGTTATGATAGAGCTATCGGAGGGCCGAATACGCAACTGACAAAATCGCGGGAGGAGCTTCGGAGCCAGGCGGAAATGATGGTGCGGAACGGGCGGCTGGGTACAGTGAAAGCAGCGGAAGAAGCTATCCGGCAAGACTGGCTGAACCGGGGATACAACGTCAAGTGATTCTCTTCTCCATACAATTCTCGCAATGCTGACACTGCATCTCGCCTGAATTAAACCGGGCTTTAGCATAACGGACAGCTCTGGTTGTTACCCCTAAGCGGGCAGCAATCAGGGCTGTTCTTCTGAAGCGGCGAAAGAAAACCCAGGCACAGCAATAGCCGAGACCGCTTGTGATTAGGTTCTCGACTGAGAAGGGATGTTTTTTTGTGTTCGCGTTACATTGCGGTATCGTGTTCATGGAATCACCAGATCAAGTGTCGATGAAGGATTCGGGCGACTGGGAGGAGGTTGGCGGAAACTCGTTTCACCTGGGCGGTTTGCCGCCCGCAGCCAGAACTTATCCGCCTTCTGTTCAAGAACAAGCTGGCCTGAGCGGATAGCCCCGGAAACAATTCCTTCGAAATCCCGGAAGTCTGTGAAGTGAGTGTAGACCATCCGATAGGCTTCATCGTAAGCAACGCCGCCCCGCCGGAGGACGAACTGGATGAACTTCTCAGCTTGGAGGGAAGTCTCCGTTCGGCCGATCCGGGAGAATACCTTCCCGATTGTTTCCTCCACATCTTCCAGCATCATCATTGAGAGTTGGAGATCTTCGAGTGTGATGATCCGCTCGTCGCGTTGGGAGGCTGCAATGATCAGTGCAGTCTTGAAGAGGTGGGTTTGCTTGCGAGCGGCGTAGCCTTCCAGTACCGTATCATCCATCCGCTCTGCAGCTGTCTTCCAGAACGCTTCATAGATCGGGCGATACCAGTCCCGAGCTTGCTTGGTAATGTTGTATGGGCCGGCAATGTGAAGCGAGATATGTTCAAGATCCTGGATCAGTTTTTTTCTGGTTTCGTCGTCGGAGGTGTCTGCCATTTCGTCAACGAAGGGGATATATCTTTCCTTCGTGTCGGCGTAGACGAAAACGCAACGCGATGTGAATCCTCCTCCGACGGTAGCTGCAGGCATATTATCAGCGATCCAGTGGGGTGTAGTGCAAGCAAGCATGTTAATCCATGGAGCTTCAACTGTGTCGTTTCCAGACATTTTTGTGACTTTTTCAAACGTCCTTCTCCCATCCCAGAGGGTGATGTATAGGTTGACCATCTCGCGATCTTGCGGGTTGATCAGGGAACCCATTTCGGAAGCGACCAACGTGAGCGGCGACATCGTGTGCCATTCGTCTTCGTAGATGAAAGACTCGGACGAAGCGGCGAAGGCGGAGACGAGAGCGGGCCAAGTCACAACGTCCGGGCCGAACTTGATTCCGGGGACTTCTTTCAGCAGATCCATCGCAATGTCGGTGGTAGTGGATTTTGAAACGACTCCAGGAGGGGCGACGAAGACGATGTACATGTTGCAGAACCATTGGAAGCGCGCCATGTCGATCCAGACTTTCCGGCGGAGCGCCCCGGAGATAGCGGAGACTCCGGACCAGAAGTGCATTCGCTTTGGGGCTTCCGTGACCGAGGCGTAGTCGACGTAGGCCTTAAGCCAATCGGGGTAATTGCGCTTAGTCATTCCAGATCCGCCCTTTTAAAACTTCTCTAATGGTCTCAGCTTTGACCCCCAACTCTTTTGCAAATTGTCTGGCTAGTTCCCTGTCGCTACCTTCCCAGACACGTTGAACCGCAAGTATTTCTTTTACAAGATGTAGTGACAATTTATTTCTCCTAGTATTTCTTTGCTGATGTCCGTGTAAAATCCATCGACAATTTGCCTTAGTATAATCCCCGTCATTGTCAATTCTGTCGAGGGTCATTCCTTTTGGGCGTTCTCCCATATCGGCAAGAAATCCCGAGAAAGATAACCAAGCTGGTTCTATACATATGCCACGTCCACCATAGGAATCAAATCTAGGATTATTAGGGTTTAAGCATCGTTGCTTCATGCATTCCCAAGATTTGTATGTAGGATCTGTTTTGTAGTCTCTTGTCATTTCATACCCCCTATTTACAGGCTCCCCATGATTCAGTTGAGCAGTTGATTCCTACTGGGATGATGAGCGGATCGGGGTAGGGGATCACGATCTGGCTTTCCTCTTGCATTCGCTGGATACACCAGGCCTTGCGGTGGGTTGGAAATTCTCCGCAGAGGGAATCGTGAACTTGCAAGAGAACTTTGACTTCCTTGAGGTTGTTGTAAATGTTGAGCCAGGCTCGGTCGATGACATTGGCAACGGTAGATTGTGGTATCCACGCGAGGGCTTCAGGGAGCAGACCATCCACACGATCGAAATAATAGCGACGATAACCAAAAGCGTTTTGGACATAGTGGTGAGTTTTCAGTTGGCGTTCAGTACGGGTGTGCCATTCCTTGATACCGGGGTAGGCACCGAAGTAGATACGTTGGAAGCGCTCGGCTTGGGCGACGGTTACGCCGGCTGCGATAGCCATTGTTCTGGCGCCGCCGGCATAGTTGGTCCCGTGAATGAAGGCCTTGGCGAGTTGGCGCTCACGCTTGTAGATGGACTTGATCCGATCATATTCGGGGTGTCCGTCGCAGAGCCAATCGAGGTCAGGGAGTTCTTTTCCGGCGAGCGTGATGGCGTTCAAGATGTGCATGTCGACGCCCTTGCGGAGGGCTTCCTTGAGGGCGGGTTCCCCGGACTCCCACACGACAACCTGCATGTCGGCTCGGTCAAGGTCCATGTCGAAGAATGTGTAGCCTTCGTCAGGGATAAAGAGCTTGCGGACGTTAGGAAGGACGAGGCCATCTTCTTCCGCGCCGCTCGGAATGTTCTGGAGGTTGGTTCCGGAGCCGAAGGCGTTAGCGGAAGAACTGAACCGATACGTTTCCGTCCCGCAGATGTTGTAGGAGCACCGCATCCGATCATCCTTATCGAGTGGAGCAAGAACGAAGGTGGAGAGGAACACGCCGAGGGAGCGGTATTCTTGGATTGCTCGGATCAGCGGAATCGTGATCGGTTCCTTTTTCATGATCTTGACGAGAGCTTCATCGTCGCAGGTGATATGAGCTGGCGCACCTTTCTTTGCGCGCGACATGATAGGGGGGATGCCGAGATCGTTGTAGAAGAGCTTGGCCATCTGGACTGATGAGCGTGGGTTTAGCGGGTGGCCGAGGATTTTATTGAACAGAGCTTCACGCGCCTCCATTTCCTCTTGGAGTTCCATCGCGAAGAGATTTCTTCCCTTCTTATCAATTCGAACACCGATCTGCATAGCCTTGAGGACTGGCCAGAAGAGCGCTTGTTGGAAGTCCTCAACTTGTTGGAGACCCATCTGTTTGATCGCCCCAAGCTCATGAATTCCCACCTCGTCAGTGCGTACACAGTCAATACAGTTATACGACCAGAGCTGGTCTTCGCCCACATCTTTTGTCCAGGTTTTTCCATCGTCTTTCCAGTAAACGTAGTGGTCACAATACATTGAGGCTTGGAAGTCCAAGCGTTTCGGAAGGCCCGCCCACATAGTGTGGTGGGAAATCATAGTGTCTTGAGCTACGCGCGGAACGAAGTGCCAATGGCGGTAGGTATATTGAGCGTCGTAGAGAAGGTTCTGGCCGCGAACCTTTGCGTTGGTGTGGGTGAGGATTTGGTAGATCAGATGAACGAGAACAGCTTCTTCTGCGACCTCCCAGTATCCGTCAATAGATTCCACGCACATGAAGGGAATGCTGATTGCGTCTTGGAGAGTCCAAGAGAAACCCGCACACGCGATGTGCCCGGCACGAGTTTCCAAGTCGAACGTGATCCAGAGTGGGCCGAGATTGAGCTGGGCGAGGAGGGATTCGAGGGAGGACTTGGCGAGGAGGAAGCTCGGGCGGATACGGAAGTTCCACTCGGGGATGTTAGTGTAGGTCTGTGTCTGGGATTCCTTCGCCGCTCGCCTCAGATCATTCACCATTACGGCGCGGAGATCAAACGCCCACTGGATTTGGGTCGGATGGTAGGTGGGGATCACCTTCGTCTTGCTCTGATCCCCGTCAATATTGAGCTGCGACCCGTGCCATTTCATCACGCCCCAAGCGCCGGTCAATGCCCACGCTGCAGCATTTCCACAAGCGATGATGATGTTGGGCTTAACCAGCTCGATCTCGCGCATCAGTCGCTCGTACCCTTCCATGATCGGGGGAAGAACATACTTTCCTTTCCACATCGTATGGGAAGCTGTTATATCCTTCTGCTTGTGCGCGATCCAGTTATTTATATCTCCGTGCGGCGGGTAGCGATTGCAGAGATTCGTCGTGTAGCATTCCGAGCGCATGATGCCTACGTCGTGGAGCATTCGGTTCAGTCGCTCGCCGCTCATCCCGAGGAAGGCTTCTCCCTGATACTCTTCCGCCTCGGTGAAGTTCTCTCCAACAATCATAATCTTGCTGTTAGGTTGCCCAGTTCCCATTCTAGACATTATAACTCTCCCAGGATTTACGAGCACAGCAAGCTTCAAAAAAATCTTTTCCGTAGTACAATGGTATTTGTACCCCATCTAATCGAACATAAGCATACCAATTATTACGATCTTTCTTAAAGGTCACGCCTGTTAACCCTGAAGTATTATTTATCAGTACTCTTCTGTTTAAACTTTGTTCTTGTCGTGTAGCCCACCTACAATTTTCTTTCGTGTAGTTTCCGTTGTTATTTATACGATCTAATGATAGATCTTCTATTGTTTCCGGACATTCCCCCATATCTAGTAAAAAATTTTTAAAATCTTCCCAACGTGGATCATAGCTAATCCCACGCCCACCATAATTCTCATAACCAGTTGCATTAGGATTATTACAACGTTGCTTTAGACAAGTCCAAGCTTTATGAGTTTTACTTTCTATTCCGTTTATCATATGCCAATGATTAGGATGGCTCATCGCAACATTCCTTTCTGATGAATCCAAATAAATAATCTTCTTAATAGATAACTACGCAAAAAACTAATAATGGTGAACCAGATTCCGATTTCGATTGATGTTGAAAGATGAGAGTTGACTCCGTAGTGTGGGAGGATTATCCAGTTCGCCAACACCGAAACACAAAAACCGAGTGCTACGTTGAGGACAGCTTCGGTCAGCGAGGCAGTACGGCTTTGTGGCATATCACTCCCAATTGTTTTCCGTTAGCCAAGTGTCGACGAGCGTATGGACTTCCTCGCGAGAGAGCTTGGTGGAGAGGGAGAGTTCCATCCAGACGGTTGTGTCCTCCCCCTCATCCTCCCCCTCATCCCAAGGATCAATCTTTATTACCGCCCCTTCTTGTTTGAGAAATGACTGACCAAAGTCCGACATGATTACTTCCCCGCGCGGGAGAGTGCGATCATGATGTAGGGGTCGGTGTCGGATTGCTTGCGATACCAGGAAGCCCAGCCTTTGTCGACTTCGGAGATTGGGAGGCCCTTGAACTTTCCGAAGGGCATGTGCGTGGGAATGCGGGCTTCTTCTGATTTCTCGTAGAGTTCCTCGATGGAGGTTATTTCGAGCTTCTTCGTGATGTGCTGAAGAATTCGATGCGTGATAGCAACATCGTGGAAGGCGCTGTGAGCTTCGCGCAGGACGGTGCGGGAAAGTTCGTTCATCCCGAAGAGGAAATAGAACATTGCACTGAGGGAGTGGCTGTCGAGGGTGGGCCAGATGCGGCGGGAGAGGGCGAGAGTGCAGATGCGCTTCCCGGCAGGCTTGCCGAGAGCTTTCCAGTCGAAGTCAATATTGTGGCCGATCAAGTATTCTGCAGCCGGGATTTCGTCAGCGGAGAACTTGGGGAAGTAGACCAAGTCACACGGGAGGATGTGGTGCGTGGCTGCAGCTCCATAGCTGATCGTCAGATCTGTGTTGTACTTGTTGCAGGTGATGTTAGTCTGACGATTGAAGGTCACGTCATCCAGACCTACCCACGCGAATTCGATTACTTCGTTTGGTTCAAGGCCCGTGGTTTCGGTGTCGAGGAGGGCGAT